AGGATACTGGACTCCAATCTTTTCCCATATAACTACCACTAGCTCCGTCCCATCTATCAGGTAGGTATGAATGTATAGCTAATGATTGTTGTACTTCTAATGGAAAGTTCTCGTCCTCCATGGGCATTTTATTAGGGTTAATTTCTTTACCCATTTTTTCCATTACTGTAACATACTCGTCCCAAGTTTTAAATTGCTTGGGTCTATTTCTTTCTTCAAGTAAATCGAGTATTCTATCTACTTGTTGTCGGTAAAATTTTCAAGTTCACCTACTGATTCAGTTACCCAAGTATCAAAATCAGGAGAGTTTTTCATTAAAAGCTGTGCATTTTCTGCTGTAAAAGGTAACTCGTCTTCAGAGTCTAAATCACCAAGATCTACTAAAAGTATCTCTTGTAAATATTTGTATTTTAAACCTTTCCAACTTTTTATTACTACTCTTACATACTCTATTAAAAAAGCGTCTTCGTCAAGAGTTTCTTCAAAAGCTCTAGTTTTTTTATTAAACTTTTGCTTCAAACACTTGCTACGAAGTTTTAACAGCTCTTCTCTTGCTAAATACGTGAGTTCAACTACGAACCCTTCCATATCTTGAAAGTCTAAAGAAACTGTTTTGCTTGGTGTCATCAAACTTGCCAGGGATACTGGTGCTGATGTTGTTGTTTGTTCGTTCATGCTGGTTTTTTCCTATTGTTGTTGTTAAAAAATGCTAGGGCGGCGTACCGCCCTAACAACCTAGTTATGCGTTAAGCAACATCTTTTCCAAAAAATGTGAAAAGATCGATTTCGTCTGTTGAATCGAAGTCGCTTGGTAACGCGTGGAAATTAGTTTCCATTGAAATTACTTCTTCAATTGAATGAGAAGGTACTTCTAAATGACATTGTGGCATTCGTATTTTTACATACGGTATTGTACTTGCTCCAATATCAAAAGTCAAACTAAATGAGTTTTGAATATCAGTAGTTGCTTCTACTAAATCTTCAAAGAGTTCTGCACTTGAAGTAGTACTTTGGTTATCTAGATAGCAAGTGAAGTTTCCTCCAATTGATTTGCTACCTGTAACATGTCCTAATGGTTGATTAACAACCCCTAGAGTTTCTGGAGTCAGATAAGTAAGGTTATTACTCATAGTAATATTACCACCTGTTAAGGTAGTAACATAAGTTACATCAGTACCACCCCCAGCTCCTCCACCAGAATCTCCGGTCATTTCTAAATCAGATACTCTGTTTCTTATGAAACCAGAAGTATTAGTTACACCTTCATAAATGCTTGTACTTGTTGCATTAAGACCCGCGTGCTCTGTAATTAATTTTCCGTTTCCGGACCAATTTACAGTAGCAATTCCATCAAGATCAAAATCAAATGACGCTTCTCCAACAGAACAATTAGTAATTTTATAAACCATCTGATCTGCTGTAGCAGTTCCTGTTGAATAATTATACGCACTTGCTGCATGAGATGCTCCTAGTACAAAGTAAAGGTCAAATACACCTACTGTAGCTTTATTAGCTCCAGTTTGTACTATGTCTAAGTCAGTTCCATCTGAAACTAGCCCTGCATTGACAGTTTGTCCAAAGAACATAGCCCACATAGCTTCTGAAACCTCTCTGTGGTCTCCATCTGTTGCATCACCTATTCCTGAAGTACCTTGAGTACCTCCTGCAGAAGTGTAGGGCATCATATAAGTGGAGAAACTCCACTCAACTGGTGCATATGAGTCGTTAAACATTGCACGACCTCTTCTACTTACGCCTGTGGCACTCTGTGCCTCATTTAACATAATTTCACTAGTATTTGTTGCTTGAGAAAACGAAAAACCGTCTAAGACGGGTAAGTCATAATACATATTTAAAGTACCGGCTGCTGCCATTGGTACATGTGCAAATACTTTCGTATCTCTGCTAAAATATAGTTTTGTTGCCATTATAGTCTCCTATTTGGCTTGAAAAGGGGAATATTTACGCTTTTGCTTCAACATCCCGTTTTCTAATATCGCACCTCTATTATCATTTCACCAATACCGAGAGGTGCTAACACTCCTTCATCAGTATCAATACTGATGATGGTTTGCTGTGCGGTATTCGCGCTTCCGTATGAATCTGAATAAGCAATACTTAAATTGTTATCCAGTACGTATTCTATATCTTCGAGTAGTAAACAAAGTGCCTCAACTGGGTCCTCTTGGTTTACATATGCTCGAATTGTAATTGTTAAAAATCTCCACCTATTATTACTTCCGTAATATTCTCTTGTTTCTGTTCCCGCAGATAGATGTACTGCAGGGTAAGTGCTAATTTCGTCCCAAAACTTCATTGTTGGGAACACTTGATCAGCAATATCAGTTCTATAATCTCCTGTGCCGTCAATATTCTTAAATTTGACAACTAAAGCGTCTAAAATTTGTGATCTTCTTGTTGATGTGCTTCTTGCCATTATACTCTCTTAGTTCTAATTAAACCAAATTTTGTGCCCATTATAGATTGAGCTATTTCTCTTATAGTTCCACCTATTAGTGCTTGTGGATCTCTTGTTGCACTTGCTAAAGGACTTCCTGAGCCTGGTTCAAATACTTCATAAGGATTTCTTTGATAAGTATATTGAATTGTTGTCATATTACCTATTGGAAGTATATTTTGTATTCTTGCACTTGTACCCAATCGACCTGTTCTCCATTCTAAACCTTTAGGATAAGCTCCTGTCATTTCTTTTCTTAATTCAATTGGAAGTGCCTTTTGTAATAAACTCATTAAAGCTATTGGACTATTAGCTCCTCTTCCAAATGCCTGTTTATTTGCTTTATAACGCATGTCAGGTCTACCTGATTTGGTTACAGGAGTTTTACCCCATGATTTATTGGGTCGTTTTCTCGTAGTTACTCGTGCTTTAGCTTTTGTACTCTTTTTTGCTGTTCCTTTTCCTTGTTTAGGTTTTTTTAATTTTGTTTTCTTCTTTATTTTAACATGCTTTCCTCTAGTAAGAGTTCTCATTACTTGTTCTGTAGTAGCAGATTCCCATACTTCTTTTCTACTTGGACTCCCGCTTAATCTCCACCATTCATCAGAAAATTCTCTTGAATTACCTAATTTGGTTCTAAGTCTCTCTGCTTCTTTTGCTAAAATTTTATTTAACTCTGCTTTGAATTTTGGTTTATCAAATCCTGCGTTTTCAGCAGCTTGAAATGACCTATCGTCAAATTCTACTTCTAGATGTGTTAATCCTTGAACTTTAATCTGTGTACCATCTCCTAAGGTTACAGGTTTATTAACACTAGATATTCTTGATCTCAAAGCAGGTGTCAAAAAATTTGCAAGTCGTTTCTCCATAAAAGTATAGAAGTCTGCTTTACTTTGAAGAAAGTCTCCTTTACCTGGTAAGGCAAAGTCTGCCTCATCCTGTGCATCTCTCCCCTTTTGAGCTGTTTGCTCTTTTAAACTAACGGCTCCTTGTTGACCTCTTGTACTGCCAGGTTTATGAGATAAACTAAATTCTTGTCTCCAGCTATCTTTACCTGCAGTTATTCCTGATACTCTATTAGTTTGGAGTGTGTCTACATTTAATCTTTTGGAAGAAGAACTTTCATAACTTTTATTAGAACCTGCTGGTCCAAAATGTTTCCTTAAGACTAAGAAAAATACTTCTTTTAATTCAGTTATAACATAGTTTTCAACATCTCTAAAAGTCTTTAATTTTTTTCCACCTGCAGTCATTGCTAAGCCTTTACCTGATCCTGTCCAAAGTACAATGTATAATCCAGTAGTTAAGCTACCGCTTACATTAGCTGGATAAGAGGGTACAATTTTTTTACATTCCTTTACTATAAAACTATCATACTTCTTGACTGCATTAATGATCTGCTTTTCAGTAGGTATCGTACCTCTAACCTTTACCATAGGACTTGTTAAAGTCCTATGCATAGACTGAGCTATTCCTTTTCTTGTTAGTTTTAAAGTTATTAAAGAGGCATTTTGTAATTGATCTACAATAGCATTACCTAACATAATAGTTATGTCACCCCCCCAGTCTTTTAATGCTTTTAATGACATTATATTATATCTATAATTTTATAAAGGTCTAGTACTCTTTTGATGTGATCTGGAAATCCTATATCATTTCTGATTGAAGTACTACCTTCATTACGTAGG